TTTTTGAGTTTAATGACAATCTTACTAACGCTTCAATAGAATTTAATATAGCGAACACTTTAAAATATAATGAACCTAGATGCAATTTGATTTCTGTCAACGTCTCTTCGACAGACGATTATAGTTTACAAGTAACTATCACTTACGCTCTTATAAATAATCCTGAACCAATAACAATAAACTTCATGCTTCAAAGAGTGCGATAAATGGCAGCAAATAGCAATCTAACTCTTACATCATTAGATTTTGATACTTTAAAAAACAATTTAATTACGTTCCTAAAAAGTCAACCTACCTTTAAGGATTATAATTTCACAGGATCTAATATGAACGTATTGTTGGACGTAATGTCTTACAATACGTTCCTTAATGCATTTTATCTTAATATGGTCGCTTCTGAAATGTTTCTAGATTCGGCTCAAAAATTAGATTCGGTTATTTCTCACGCCAAAGAATTGAATTATCTACCCAGATCAAATCGTTCCCCAGTTGCTACAATAAGTTTTACCCTAAACACTGCCGACAATAGTAATAACAACACAATTACAAATCCTTTAGTTATACCAAAAGGGACAATTTTTAGTGGTTTAAACGCGAATGGTGGATTTACTTACGTAACGAATGAAGAAACATCTTATCTTTCAACAAATACAGTATATACGATTTCTAATTTACAAATTTATGAAGGTTCTTATGTACAAGATACTTTCGTTGTTGATTATTCTAATCCTTCACAAATATTCACTTTATCAAACCCTTCTATTGATACGACAAGCCTTACTGTTACTGTTAACGAAAACGGAACCAACACTGTATATACTTACGCGGAAAATCTTTTTGGTTTAAGTAATACTTCCAATGTTTATTTCTTGCAAGCGACGGCAAACCAACAATATCAGATATTATTCGGTGATAATGTGTTTGGTTACAACCCATTGAACGGCGATATAATTTACGCAAAATATAGAACAACTTTTGGTTCGGATGGAAACGGAATAACATCTTTTATGATCGATCAAGATTTAGGTGCGATTAATGGTGGCGTCGGTGTGCCTAGCGTTATAACAACTGTAAGTCCTTCCGTTGGCGGAGCAAACGCAGAAACTATTGAATCGATTAGATTCAACGCTCCTAGATATTTTCAAACTCAAGGAAGATGTGTTACGGCTTCGGATTACAAGTCAACAATACTTCAAAATTTCCCCGAAGTAGAACACGTTAATGTTTTTTCTCTTGAAACTTCTAACAACGTTGTTGAATTTGGAACGGTTTTCGTTTCTATGAGTACGTATACGGGAAATATATTAACAAGTAATAGAAAACAAAATATACAATCTTTTGTCAACAATCTTTCCCCTATAGGAATAAACGTTCAAATTGTGGATCCGGATTACCTTTATATTACGCTGAATTCCACTGTGCACGTTAATTTTTCTAATACTATTTCTACTCCAGCTACAATTATATCCGAAGTGATCTCGACTATAAACGATTACAATGTTTCTAATTTACAAGATTTTAACACGGCATTTAGAATGTCTAGATTAGAAAATCAAATCAATAACGCCGACGTCGGAATACTTAGTAACGAAACTAAAGCGCAATTATATAAAATATTTTCTCCTAATTTAAACGTTCCTAGCTCTATTTCTTGTAATTTTCAGAATTCTATTGAGCCTGGTTCTTTGACAAGTAGTTTGTTGGTTTTAAACGGTCAAAATTATATATTCACGGATTATATACCAGAAGTAGATATGGGTTCTGGTATAGTGTATGAATTGCTACAATCAAGTTCTTCGACCATAAGTTACAACAAAATAGGAACTGTGGATTATACTTCAGGAATTGTAAATATTCAACAAGTTTCTTTCAATAATATTGGAGGCGGTGTTAAAATATATGCAACTCCGACGAATCAAGACTTGTATTGTTATAACAATACAATTATAGAAATTGATACTATTTCTGGATTAACAATAAACACAGTCAGCGGATAAAATGGAAATAGATAAATTTATTTCTCCATTCATTGCTTCGCAATTTCCAAACTTCTATCAAACAGAAGGAACGAATTTTATTGCCTTTATGAAGGCGTATTACGAATGGATGGAATCGGAAAATAACGCAATATATCAAGTTAGATCTTTACTTGATTATAGAGATATTGATTCTACTCTTCCTCAATTTGTCAAATATTTTAAAGACAAATATATGGATTCTATTCCGGAAAATATCAAAGCGGATAAAAAACTTTTATTAAAACATATATTAGAATTGTATCGTTCAAAAGGTAGCACAGAATCATACAAATTACTTTTTAGAATTTTATTCAATGAAGATATTGAAGTTTATATTCCCAATCAATATGTTTTCAAACTATCTGATAATAACTGGATAACTCCGAAATACATAGAAGTTTCCGATAATCCTTATTTGGTAAATCTAATTGGTCAAAAAATTTACTCTTCTTCAACTTTATCAACGGCAGTAGTTGACAATTACTTTACAAAATCTGTTAATAATAAAATTATTAACGTTTTATATTTGATTGGTTTAGAAGGTAATTTTCATTACGGAGAAAAAATTTTTTGTGAAGCGGTCCCTCAAATAACTATAGATACAGCGCCAGTTATATTTGGGTCATTATCTTCTGTTACTGTTGTTCAAGGCGGTATTAATTATAATATTGGCGATGTATTAACCGTTGAGGGCAGCGGTTACGGAGCATTGGCTAAAGTTGCTGCGACTAGATCTAAAAACGGCGAAGTTACGTTTGAATTAATAGACGGCGGTTCCGGATTTTCTACCGGAGCTATAATAAGTGTTGACGGAGCAGCGTTTAATATAGTAAACGCCACAAATACAAATCCAGTCGTAATCACAACTTCGAACAATAATACTATAACGAACGGCCAATCTATTAGGATAGATTACGTTGATGGAATGTTTCAACTTAATTCTAGCGTATATAATTATTACGCTAAATTGATTAATTCAACTTCGTTTTCTGTATATAGCGACCCAACTTTGTCGACTCCGCTGAATGGAACTACGTTTAACGCGTATTCCCCAAATAGCGGATATGTATATATCAATACTGGAGGTTCTGGGGCAACTTTTAATATTGGTAGTATAGTCAATAAACAAATATATAAATTAAATACTGATTACATTAACACCTATTATAATACTATACTCGATAGCACTATTTCGGGTTATAATATCGCGGTTTCTAGTATTAACGGTACTTTTTCAGCTAATAATAAAATTTATATGAGTAATGTTAGCGTAAGAGAATTGGATTGTAATGTTATTTCTACTTCTTCAGTTTTGTCTGTTGGAGAAAATTTATCGAACTCTTCTCAAGGTATAGCCAATCTAACAGTTTGTATTTCGGATAACACTTACGTTATGGTCAAAGGTTCTGACATAACGAACGCAAATCTAGCTAGTGGAGTAATATTAAAAAGTAATACAAGTAATACTTACGTATTATTAAACACAGTATTCCCAGTAGAAACAATAAATGCGACAGCGAACGTTGTTACTTCAAATTCTACGGTTTTAGGAATAAACGCTCAAAATGGTTATTTTTTACAAGGCGAAAAAATATACAATTCTAATTCTACATCGAATGCGGTAATAAATTCTGTAACAAGAAACACCAACTGGGTATTTCAAGTTCCTTTACCGGCCAATTTAGATCAATCGATTCAAAACATTTTAACCACGGTGAATAAAGAAGTTGGAACAATTGCTTCAATAACTGATATTAATCCGGGAACTGGTTACGCTTCCGATCCGGTCGTTTCTATTGTCGAACCTTTAATTTATGATTTAAGAATTTCTGATCCTGTTAATGGTGGTATAGAAGGTTTCAATGTTTACGTCAAAGCTCGTGCTGGATACGCGAACGGTATAGTAACTGCGATCACTATAGTCGATAGTGGATTTGGTTACGATAGAGACCAAGTAGTTAATTTGTTAAATTCTAATAATAACTACGTGGTAACTGGAACAACGTTTGTTGATATTAATGGAATAGGACAAGGGTATTGGACTAATCATAAAAGTTTCGTTAGCGACGTTATGAAAATTCAAGACAGTAATTTTTATCAAAATTATTCTTATCAAATAATAGCGGAAAGAATGATAGATACATATAAAGAATTAGTTTACGATTTGGTTCACCCTATTGGAATCAAATTGTTCGGTACTTTCGCGGTTAAAGATAATTTAATTTCTAATTATTCTCAATTAGCCAATTCATATTTTGTTCAGTCATAAATACAATATTGGAACATTAAGAGATCATTAAATGGCAATTTTAACTATCAATCACAACATTAATCTTGTTACTGATTTTATTAATGACGTCAGTAACGGCGAGAATTCTTATTATTGTTTTGTATCTAAAGCTACACCTTGGACCGACGCCAATGGAAACATATACGACAGTAACGTTCCGGAAGCGAATAATTCAATTTTTCAGGTAGAACAGGGAACATATCAAAACATCGTTTATGGAAAACGTTTAAGTAATTCCGATGTTGTTCCTATGGTAGTTAGAAATAATTGGTCAAACGGGACTGTTTACGCTAGATATAACGATACAGACCCAAACCTTTACAATGAAAATTTTTACGTAATCACTGATCAAAACGCAGTTTACAAATGTATTGACAACGGATACTCTGTATTAACTCCGAACGGAGTTCCTTCTACTTACGAGCCAAGCTCAACAACAACAATTGGCAATTTTACGACTCCTGACGGTTATATTTGGAAGTATATGTTTACGGTGGACCCAACAACATATAATAATTTCCAATCGGCGAATTATATACCCGTTACTCCAAACAATGCGGTTCAAGGAAATGCCGTTCCTGGAACGATTGATAGTTTGGTTTTAACTAACGGAGGAACAAACTATCAAATTTACGAAGAAGGATTTTTACAGTCTGTAGTTAATAATTACGTTGTTCAGTTACCATCAACTTCTTCGCCTTCCGACAACTATTATTCAGGTTCTTCAATTTATTTTAAAGCTGGTTTTGGTGCTGGCCAGCTGGCCAACATCGTAAATTACAGCGGAACAACTAAGCTTATAACCGTAAATCCTCCGTTTAATTATTATGAAAATTTACAATTAAGTAATGTTAATGGTATTTTCAACATAGGCAATTTAATTTATCAAAATATTGCTTATATAACATATTATTATCAATCTGGTTATTTAAACACTGGCGACACTCTTATTCAATCTGACACTGGCGTCTACGGAACTATTAATTTCAGTAACTCTACTAATATCGTACTTAATGAACAATTTAAAGGATTGTCCCCAAATTACCCTATGTATGATACTTCATATTCAGCGGTTAAACGTAACGGTAAAGTATCGATCTCGAATAACTCTTCAAACGTTGTCGCTGTTTCAAATAATTATTTTTCTAATGATTTTTCGGTCGGTAGCTACATAAGAATCGGCGAAAATGCAAACACAAATTTAAGAAGAGTTGTTTCAGTAAATTCTTCAATAATTACAGTGAATTATCCGTTCAATAACATATTGACTAGCGCGAATTGTTATTATGTTAACAACGCAATAAGTATTAACGGATTTAGCGAACAAACATATGAGGGGGCGGTAGTTTATACTAATCTTAACTCTACTGAATTATCTATTAGTAATACTCAACCTTCTAATTCTTCTTTCTTTTTAGGAGAAACGGTTGTAATAGTTGACAGTAGCAACACTAGCCAAGGCGCTAATGGAACTGTTTCTTTTGCTAATTCTTCTAATATGATTCTTAATAATGTTAATGGTAACGTAAATAACCTTGCTAATTTATACGCTTATGGTTTGTATTCTCAAGCTAAAGCCTATATCAACAATAATATTTCTTATCCAAATATAACTGTGTCGACTATAGAAGGCGGTTTTCTTTCTGGTGTTCCCGTTGTATCTGCATACGCGAACGGCGTTCCTTCTGGTAACGCTCTAGTGGTTTCTTCTTATACTTCTCCAAACGAGTTAACGGAATATGTAATATCCCCAAAGGTTAATATTGAAGGAGACGGCAACGGAGCTCTAGCATATTGCACCGTTGATTTAAGCGGTAATAATCCTTCCAGATCAATTTCTTCGATTATATTAATTAATGGCGGCGAGAGTTATACACAAGCTAACATTTCAATTTCTTCAAACACATTATATGGAAGTGGCGCAATTGTACAACCTCAAATAAGCCCTGTAAACGGTCATGGCTATGACGCTTATACAGAACTTGGCGCTATTTACGCCGGATTATACACCAAATTTGACACTGCAGTAAACGAAAACTATAGTTTACCTTTATACGGTTCTTATAGAACCATAGGAATAATTAAAAACCCTGCGATCAAAGATGCAATTATTAATCTAACTGATTTCGATAGAATTCAATTAGGCATTAGTAATACCAGCGGAACTTTTTCTATAGGAGAAATAGTTTATCAACCTTCTTCAAACGCTGCTGGAGTAATTTCTACAAGTAATAGTAGCTCTATAGTATTAGATAATTATGGCGGAACGTTTAATTTTGATTCTTCTAATTTAGCTAATTCTTCTACTCTATTATACGGTCTTATTTCTGGCGCAAACAGCCATTGTACTTCTTCTAATGTGGTTTATTTTATTTTACCCGCTAATACAGAAGCTCTAGTGGATAGCACAAGCGGTGGTACCGCTACTATGACTCAAGTGATTTCAAATACACAAATAAGAGTATCGAACGTAGTTGGAAAATTTTCACAAAATGATTTGATTACGGAAAGTTTAAATGGTAATTACGCCAACATTGATTCTATATACACATCAAATGGAACGGTAAATTCAACAGTTAATTTCGGTAGTAGTTTCAATCAAACAGCGAGATTAACGTTATCATCAAATACAAATAACTACAATTTGTATGAGTATGTTACACAAAACACTACTTACGCAACAGGAAGAATAATTAGTAAAACTGACGAGTTAGATTTAGTTTACAATGCCGCCGCCTCTTTCTCCGTCGGGGATATCTTAATAAACGCTAACACAGGTTCTAACGCTGTTGTTACTTACGCTAACAATTCATCGAACTATTTGAAATTATCTGCGGTGAATATGACGGGATTTAACGAAACTACACATAAACCGTTCAACGTTGGAGATACTATTAAAAATCCTTCAGGAAGTAAAATTTCAACTATAAATAATGTTTATAGCGTTTTGGTTTTGGATGATGTTAGAAGTATCGTAAGTTCTAACACTACACCATTTATAGGGGAATTCGGTGTTTATCAAATATCCGGATATGAAATTGTTGGTAATACTTCCGGTTCTGTTGGTATAATGAGCTTAGTGAAATTGCCTGATTTAGTTAGAGAATCTGGTCAAGTAATATATCTAGAAAATATGACCCCTTTTAATGTAAATGCAACATCAACTGAACAAGTTAACATAGTTATTAAATTTTAGAGGAAATAATGGCATCGAATACATCCCTTCTTGATACTAATTTGAATACAAGTCCTTATTTTGATGACTATGATCCAACAAAACAATATTATAAAGTATTGTTTAAGCCTGGTACGGCAGTTCAAGTAAGAGAATTAAATCAGCTTCAATCAATTTTACAGAACCAAATAACCTCGTTCGGTCAAAATATATTCAAAGAAGGTTCGGTAATTAAAGGTTGTACTTTCACGTTTGATAACAATTACAACTACGTCAAATTGAATGATACGTATGCGAATGGTACTTCTTTAACGGTTTCGGATTTGGTTGGATATAGCGTCACAAATCCCAACGGGTTGACTGCTACAGTTATTAACTCTTTACCAGGATTGTATTCTAATAATCCTGATCTAAACACATTATATATTAAATATTTGAACACAGGAACTTACAGTAACGGCGCTCCTCAAACGCAATTCGCAAATAGCGAACTTCTAACTTTTATTTCTTCTGCTAATTTAGTTGTTGCAACTGTAGTGTCAGCAAACGTTGCTAATGTATCAGGAAAAGGTTACGCGTTTACTACAACTGAAGGTATTATTTTTAAAAAGGGGTATTTCATTTATGTTGATCCTCAAACCGCTGTAATCGACAAATACTCAAATCAGCCCGATGGTATTTCTGTTGGATTCGAGGCTACTGAAGAATTAATAACTGCAAGTAATGATACAAGCCTTTATGATAACGCTGCTGGTGCCCCAAATTATTCTGCGCCGGGTGCTGATCGCCTTAAATTAATTCCTACACTTGTTACAATACCAACAAACACAGCGAATACTACAACTTTCTTTTCTTTGGTTGATTTCAAACAAGGCGCGCCGATAACAATAAGACAGGATACCCAATTTAATTCTATCGCTATAGAAGAAGCACGTAGATCGTACGAAACTAATGGAAACTTCGTAGTTAATCCTTTTATTGTTTCATCACAAAGTTTGGCAAATACATCTGATCCGGATTACGCCACTCATTATAATGCTTTGGTTAGCGCAGGAATAGGCTACGTTAACGGTTACAGAGTTCAGTTTATTAATAGTAATGCATTCAAAGCGAGAAGAGGAACAGATTATGCCAACGTTTCTCAACAAAATGTTTCTTTGAATTTTGGTTATTATGTGTTATTAGACGAATTGTCTGGCGAATTCGGCGATTCAAATAAAATCATTCAAGTTCAATTACACAGCGTTCCAAAAACTTCTGTAACTAATAGAACTTTCCTAGGTACCAGTTTTTCTCCAACAACGCAAATAGGAACAGCGTACATAAGAGGATTTTCTTATAATAGCGGATCTCCAGGAGCAAATACAGCTCAGTATAGATTATATCTATTTGATATTTCGATGAATCCTGGTTCTAATTTTAATAATGTAAAAAGCGTAATTTATTATGATAGTTCTTTAAAAGGCGTTGCCGATATTGTTCTAGATTATAATATTTCTTCTAATAATTATATCGCTTCTATCAAATCACCATATTTGAATAGTATGATCTATCCATTTGGTCAAAATGCATTATCATCAAACGGATTTAATAATACAGAATTTGATTATAGAAAAATATCAAATACAAATTTTTCTAGTAGCGCAACTAATTCTATCGCGACTGTCGGGATAACAACTCCTCCTTCTGGTTCCGATAGTTTCCTTTATTTGGGAACTCTATCTTCTTCTCAAATGAATGATTTTATTGTTGTTCCAACGTCAAACGGTTATTCAACTAATAAAACTGGAACGGTTACAGTTTCAAGCTCAAGTAACGTTGTTACAGGTTCCGGCACTTCGTTCTTAACAGATTATGCCGTTGGCGATTTTATTCTTACAAACACATCAGATGTTAGAACTATAACTTCAATATCTAATAATGTTTATTTGACTGTAGATAATACTTTTTCTTCTAGCGTAGGAAGTTTGACTCACCAGAAAGCGTTTATTACAGGAAACCCAATACCATTTTCAACAAGACCAAATAGATCAATGAATATTTCCGCAAATACGTTGACTATTTCTCTTGGCGAGGGTGCGAACGCAGCTTTTAACATTCAAGTAGCTTCTTCTATTGCTAGATCAGGCGCTACGTCGATACAAAAAATTATTAACAAAAACGTTTTTGTTAAAATCGATTGTTCTAACAACATCAACAAAAACGTAGGTCCATGGGAATTAGGTATACCTGATGTTTTCAATGTTGACGGTGTATATATTGATACGAGCGGGAATAAAACTTATACAAATACTTCAACAAATTACGCAAGTTATTTCAGTTTAGATAACGGCCAAAGAGATGCTTACTATGACTTAGCAACTTTGAATGTTGTAACAAATTCTCCTGCAGACCGTATTAATGCAAATACAACGATTTTAGTTCAGTTGTCGGCGTTTACTCATCAATCGGGTTCTGGATATTTTACTTGTAATTCTTATCCAATTGACGACGTAAATACATCAAACGTTAACGCGATAACAACTGCTGAAATACCAACTTATTCAAGTTCTGGTGGTTATTATTTCGATTTAAGAAATTGTATTGATTTTAGACCTGTTTCTTCAAACACTGCAAACGTGGCTACAAGCATAGCAACAGCGACTGTTAATCCTTCATCAACATTAAGTTTTAATGGAACTCCTATATTACCAGATCCTGATTCTATTTTTATTACAGACCTTGCGTATTATCTTTCAAGAACAGATAGACTAGCTATCGATACTTCTGGTAATATTGTTATCACCGAAGGATTGCCCGCTGTTGCAAATCCTCCAGCGCCGTCCGAACAAAATGGTACGATGACTCTTTCATTGTTATCAATCCCGCCTTATCCTTCTTTGACAACCAACGAAGCCAAAGAGTACAACAGATATGATTTGGCTATTCAATCAGCGACAAGTCAAAATAGAAGATATACTATGAAGGACATTAAGTCCTTGGATACAAGAATTACAAATCTTGAATACTATACTTCATTATCTCTTCTAGAACAATCAGCGGCTGCATTACAAATAAAAACCACAACGACAGGTCAGACAAGATTTCAGAACGGTATCTTTGTTGATCCGTTCACTGGTTTTGATCTTTCTAATACACTAGATCCTAAGTATTATATGGCTATTGATCCAATGACAAACACATTAAGACCTGCGTTTGTCCAAATGCGTTCTGATTTTGCCTTTGATTCTTCATTAAGTTCTGGTGTTCAGCAACATGGTGAACTTATTATGTTGCCGCATACAAGCAATAATGTTTATATTAAACAACAATATGCTTCTAAGTATAGAAATTGTATTGAAGGTAACATTTATACTTGGATAGGAACAATAACTTTAACTCCTTCTGGTTCTATTTCGCCAGATACAACAACAAGTCCAAGCGTTGTTAATAATCTTGATCTAGCACAAAACTGGCTTAATCTTCAAAATGCTTGGGGAACTCAGTGGGGTAATTGGCAAACACTTTCAACAACTTCATCAAATACATTGATTACAGCTTCTTCTACAGTAAGTCAGAGAATTGGTGATCCATTGACACCGCCTCCTTCATCTGATGATGGTGGTACACCACCTCCTGTATATCAATGGTCTGATAGTGGAGATGGTCTTGGTATAGTAGGAACTTCTCCTTATGGTGATAGTTAAAGATAGTAGAATAAATAATCAATTTAAAGGTAAAATAAATGGCAGGAACGCTAAACACAACTACTACACAAACATTAGCGGTAACTTCTTCGGTCCAGCAACAAATAGGTACACAGTTAACAAATAGTGTATCAAATCAATTGTTGAATTTGGGAAATTTTGTTACTAATGTTAGTATATTACCATTCATACCTTCAGCAACAATCCAATTTAATGCGGTTGGTATGAAACCTAATACTCGTCTATATGCTTATTTTAATAATGTTCCTGTTTCAGCTTGGTGTGCCCCAATATTGCCGGGGTATGACCCTTCCACTCTAGCTGGATCACAATTATGTACACCTTTTGGAACTCCTTTGTATAGTGATTCTAATGGTAATGTTTCTGGTATATTTCGTATTCCAGCTAATACATTTCAATCACAACAAATAACTTTTGAACTAAATGATATTTCTGATCTTTCACAAGGTTCTAGTGCCATAACAACACAAGCAGATGGTGTTTATTATGGTAGTACATTGTCTGTTGCTAGTGGGGCTAGTTTATTAAATACAAGACAAACTGTATTATCATCAACACAAGTTACACAACAACAAACAGTTCAAGGATTGGCAGTTGCAACAGCCGTAACACAGCAATACATTCCAGACCCAACACCACCAACAAGTGGTGGCGGTGATAACTGTGGGTGTGGATCAATTATTTGTACAAAATTGTATGAACTTGGTTTGATGGACGAAGACACATATAAAGCAGATCAAGAATTTGGTGAATATTTAAGATCATATGATCCTGATACATATTGGGGATATATAAAATGGGCTTCAATAGTCGTTGACTGGATGTCTGGAAATACTCCAGATGTAATGTTCTGGATTAAAGATTTAGAAAAGCGTCGCGCCAAAGAATTGGAACTTACTCTTAAAATAACACACAGAATTGCCACTCCTTGGGCTCAACATATGCAATTTTTAATGGGTAAAAGAGAAAAAGACAACAAAGTTGGAAAATTAATTATGAATGTTGGTAAACCTATTAGTAAAATTATATATAAATTGCCTTTCTTTAATAAAAAATCACCAAGCAAAGGAACAAAATATTTTATGCTTGGGTTATTTTTTGTTCTTTATTCGATAAGCAAAGTATTTGGTGATAATTTTGGTTTTGAAAAATCAATAAATATTTAAAATTAAAAGAGGTATAAGAAAAATATGAATCCAATTGGTCAAACATTTTACGTTAGTGAACCTTCAACCGGAGTTCCCGGTGTTTATATAACTCAAATTGACGTTTTCTTTCAGTCTGTAAGCCCTACTTATGGAATTGAATTACAATTAAGAACAACTTTAAATGGCGTTCCAACACAAGAACGTTTGCCTTTTGCTAGTATAATTTTACTTCCAACAGATGTAAATCCTCCTGTTGCGTCTTCTGATGCTTCGGTTGCAACTTCGTTTGTTTTTGATACTCCTGTTTTTGTTCAGTCTGGTCTATCATATGCTATTGTCTTATTACCTCTTGGTGGTAATCCGGACTATAATATATGGACTGCTGAAATTGGCGGCACTGATTCTGTTACAAATTCACCAATTTATACAAATAACGATACCGGTGATTTGTTTCTTTCATCAAATGATAAAGATTGGACTCCAATAATTACCGAAGATATGAAATTTACAATATATATTGCTAATTTTACTTCTCTTTCGGGAACAGCTGTTTTTAGAACACCCGATGAAGATTATGCAGAATTATATAATATAAACGGTTCTTTTGCCCTTGGAGAACCTCTTTATCCAACGAATACAGCGATGAATATAGCTGTTCTTAATGTAACAGGCGTTTTAGGTTCGTTCAATAACGGAGATCAAGTTTATCAATCAAACGGTTCGTCAAATACTGCTACAGGCGTTGTGTACAGCGCAAATTCTTCTGTTATTAAACTTTCCAACACCACTGGCGGGTTTTCAAGCACATATTATACGACGTTATATAATTCTGCTTCAGTTTCTAATGCAGTAGTTACAGTGGTTTCACAAAACGCATCAATAACCACTTCTTCAAACACTTTCTCGGTTCCAGATAGTTCTGTATTTTCTAATGGAGATTTTATCTATATTTCTACGAACACAGGATCTAAAACTAGATTATTTAAAGTTTCGGGTATACCAAATTCAACAACCGTTGCTTTTTCTAATGTGTTTGTTTCAAGTCTTGCTACTTCCGATTTTACAGACACGAATTGTATTTACGGTAAAGTATTATACAACGGTACTTTACACGGTGGATTGGGATCTTTGAAAGTTTTCCCAGATTTCACAAGAATAATTCTTGATAACGTTTCAAGTACAACATCTAATAATTTTAATGCTGCGATAGGTAATAAAATTGTGGGTATTTTCTCCGGAGCCAGTGCAACAGTTCATAATGTAATTAATGTCCCATATAATCAAATATCTCCAAATATCACAAATATATCCCCGGCAAATACCGGTATTTCTTGGCAATTTACTGGCGTTCAAAACAATCCTTCATTTACTCCCGACGCTTTTGGTATTAATATTAATGAAGGTCTTTCGAATGAACAATATGACTTTGAAAGAGTTGTTCTTTCAAGAAGTAATGAATTGTCCGCAATGCCTGTTGGAAGAACTGGTGAAAGAACTGTTAAGATATCAGCATCTTTCAATTCTTCGAATAATAAAATCAGTCCTGTTATTGACACATTAAGTAAAGTTTCTAACTTCTCATTGAACCTTTGTAGCCCAAGTTACGATTTACAAGGTTATTATTTGAATGTGTCTAATTCTACTGGAACATTTGCTAATGGTAATATTGTAACACAAAATGGTGCAGTTGCTACAGTTAGATTTGCGAATAGTTCATTTATCAGAATAACTGATGTAACTCAAGGTTCATATTTTCAAGCTAATTCGACACCATTGATTGATACAATTAGCGGCGCAAACGCTGTTATTACGACAGCTGAATTTTATAGTGAATTACATAATAACGGATTATTTTCCGCTTCGCGTTATATTTCTAAAACAGTTTCGCTTGCTCAAACTTCAGAAGATATTGTTGTTTACATTGGCGCTTGGAGACCAGCGCCGTCAAATATAAGAATGTACGTAAGAGCTAAAAACAATCAAGATTCAAGAGATTTTAATAATGTAGTTTATTCTAGATTAACTGAAACTTCGTCGCCAAGTTTAATAAGTAGTTCAGGAAATCCTAATGATTTGGTAGAATTGACATATGGATTCCCACAAAGTATTAATTTATATACAAACGGAGTTGTTTGTAACACTTCTTCTAATGTAGTTAATTTATTCACAACTTCCGGATTGACTTCAGGTCAGATAGTTTACCTTTCGGATTCAGCGCAATCTAAGTTTAACGTGAGAGTTATTTCTTCAATTGTCAACAGCAGCGCAATTACACTGACAAATAACACTTCATTCAATTCAACTAATTCCGCTTTCGGCACTATTCCTAGCTTACAATCTGTTAGTGGTATTTTCTTAAACGATCAAAACAATAATATTGCTAGATACGTAACGATTGATGATTTAGTATTTGATGGTTTTGATCAATTCTCTGTTAAAATCGTACCCGTTTCAAATACAACCGCTCTTGTTCCTCATGTTACGGACCTAAGAGTAATAGCGATGCAAGTGTAAAAATGGAAGAAAATTATATTAAAGTAAAAGATCATCCAAATTTAGTTAGAGACAAAAGAAGTAGTGCTATATTGAATATAGATAACTCTGCTTATAATAAATATAAACAAGAACGTGATCAAAAGCTTCAAGAAAAAAAAGAATATGAACAATTGAAAAAAGATGTTTCTGAGATCAAAGATTTACTTTTAAAAATATTGGAACAAAAATAAATGTCAGTTACCTTAAGTCCAGTAGTAAATGCTCAATCTTTCGGAACTTGGTTGGCCAGAACTAACCAAGCATTGGCTGTTATTACCGCCAATGCGGTAACTACGGATACTAGTTCTCAAGGTGGTTTTACTACCGGAAATGGAACTGTTAATGGCGTATTTGGTTCTACACAAACTATTTTTACTACTGGAAATTTAAGAGGCGGTAATGTAACGGCTTCTAATACATTATCAATTTCTTCAAACGCTCAATTTACTTACGGATCTAACAACCTTGTAATTGTTACTTCTAACGGTTCTTCTACAAATCTCTCTGTTACGGTAAATAGCGTTTCTATTTCTACAAATTTAAATACAACGATTATTTCTAATAATTTTGTTGTTAATTCTTCTGTAAATACAGTTTTCAACAGTTCGAATTTTTACGTTAACTCTAATTTTTACGTAACTGGCGTATCAAATTTCAACGCCAATTCTTCTTATACTATCTTTAATGTAAATTCTGCGGCTGTATCAATAACCGCAAACGCCGTTTCTACAACTATTAATTCTAACACAACTCTTAACGGCACTAATTTCGCAGTTAACGCCAACACATCTTTGAATAATAATTTATCTATTGTAGGTAATACAACTTTATCTAATACTCTATCTGTTGTAGGTAATACAACTTTATCTAATACTCTATCTGTTGTAGGTAATACAACTTTATCTAATACTCTATCTGTTACCGGATTAATAACGGGAACTGGTGGTTCAACAATAACTGGAACATCAAACGTTTCTTCAGCGGTCAACGTGGGAGCAAACGTAAACATAACAACTGCTCTAATAAACGTTGGTAATTCTACAGTTAATTCTGTCGTAACTTCTCAATCTTTTTCGGTGTCTAACAATAATTCAGTTGTAACTCAAAATACTTCAGGTTTATTCGTAGGATCTAACGTAACTGTTAATTCTTCTAGCGTTTTTATAGGTAATTCTACAGTAAATTCATTACATAATTCTACACAATTATCTATAAGTAATTCTTCTTCAATGTTTAGCATTTCTACTAATGCTTTAAACGTTGGAAACTCTTCTGTTAATACTTCTGTTACTATAAATTCTATAAGCGTTGGTTCCAATTCTTTTATCAACACAAACAATATAGGAATTTTAGGAAACAACACTGTCTCAACTATTACTTTAAATAATAGTGGTATTGTCGCAGGAAATTCATCAGTATCAAATTCTCCTCAAATTATAATTGGAAATACTTCTGGTATAACAACAATCAACACAAATTCTATCGGTTCAAATTGGGGGCTTACATCTAACAGTTCAGGAATTTATACTTCTGGAATTGTTAATGCAACTTCTCATATTGTTGGAACTTCTTTTATTGCAAACGCTTCGGGAGTATATACAACAGGAATAGTTAATGCGGCTAATTTTTCGACTACTGGATCTGTCAATACTTCAACAGTGTATGCGTCCGGAACTATTAATGCTTCTTCGTTTACAGCTGGTAGTAATTTATCCGTAAATAACACGTTAATTACTATTGGAAACAATTCAGTTAATACACAAATTAATTCCAGCTCAATTAGTACATCTAGTTTTTCTGCGAACGCTCTATCAATTAACAACGTTGTTGGTTCAACAAATGTTATAACCGTATCAAATAATCTTATACTTATTGGTAATAGTTCAGTTAATACACAAATAACAACAAGTTCTTTACAAACAAATACAATTACAGCAAACACAATAAGTGTATATAATATGAATGTTTCGGGCGTTCTTACTGGAACGTTTTCTGCGGGCGGTAATATTATACCGACGTCTAACAATTTATACTATATCGGTAGTTCTTCAAACGTTTTTTCCCAATTCTTTTCTTCAAATGCAACCATATCTAATTTATATTCAATAGGTTCATCATTAAATATAAATTCTAACACTATCTTTTCTTCAAATGTAACTATAAATGCTAACGTTTCTATTACCGGTAATGCAACTATTGGTAACGTAAGTACAAATGTTGTTAACAGCAGCACTATTAATTCTAATACAATCAATACAAATACAATTAATTCTAATACTGTTTCTAGTAATTCTATAGCTTTTGTAGTTTCAAGTATTTTTACAAACACGTATTCTTTTGTAAATAATCAAGCTAATACAGTTGATAGTTTTCCAATAGGAACTTATCGTTCGGCCGAATATATTATACAAATTACGGACACTTCGTCGGGAAATAAATATCACATGTCTAAAATACATGTAATACAAGACGGAACTTCTACATATATGACCGAATACGGTTCGATTTATAATTCTGCAATTCTTGGCACATTTACTTCTTCTATATCAGGTGGTAATTTAAACCTAATTTGTACTCCATATTCGTCAAATAGCGTTGTAAAATTAACTAAAATTCTAACGGTAGTGTAATGGCAACAAAAGCAAATCTCGTTATTGATCAAGGAACAACGTTTTCCACAGATCTAAATTTAACTGACGATAATGGAGATCCTCTAAACCTTAATGGGTTTGTGGCAAATTCAGTAATTAAAAAATGGTATACTTCTCAAACTTATGTCCCATTTAACGCTTCTATTAATACTTCTTCCGGAACTATAACTTTAGAACTAGATGCTTCTATATCGGCAAATCTTTATTCAGGAAGGTATGTTTATGATGTTAATATAACAGAAGTAGCGACTAATTCGGTTTCTAGAGTTGTCGAAGGTATTATAACTGTTACTCCCGCAGTGACAGGCGGAATTTATTCTACAAATAATACTTGGTGGGCGAACGGTTATACGGACGGTTAAAAATGAGTAACCTCAATGTAAACGTATTAGTTGCAAAAAAGAGAGCAGTACATGTCTCTACAAACGCCACTGCTGGTGTTATTGACACTACTGTACCAGTAACCATTAAAACGATACCTGTATTATCTCAAATTGGTTCCGGACCCGGTACTTTAGAAAGTTTATCTGATGTTGTAGCGGTTAATGAGACAACAGGCGATACTCTAGTGTACGATTCAACATCTAAAACATGGATTGCGCAACCTTTAGATATATCTAATATTACTGGCAACATTGATGGCGGAACTTTTTAATTTATAAATATAATAAAATAAAAAAAGGAACAATCAATGGCTAATAATGTAATGCAAATTCTAAGAAGCCCAACAACAGCAACACCAGCTTCGTTGTTGCCGGGGCAATTAGCTTATTCTAATGCGGTAGGTGGTACTGGTGTACTTTATATTGGTTCTACCGATGGTGCAACAGTTGTTCCAATTGGTGGTGTTAGAAATCCAGGAACTCTTACTGCCAACCAATCGCTCGTAGCTAACTCTACTTCTGGCATCAATTCGATTCAGACTGGAAATCTTGTTCTTGTTGGTACTTCTGGTACCATCAATGCGAATGGATCAACAGGTACTGCTGGTTACGTTCTATTTTCAGGTGGTACCACCAACGCTTACTGGGCTTCTACTGGATCACTAACTACAAACGTCGCCGCTCAGTATGCATGGACTAATACTCAGTCATTTTCGAACACAATAACATTTAATGGTCAGGTAAATTTTGCCAACGCTATAAGCGCAAATGGCGCCGTTGGAACTTCGGGTTACGTTCTTGTTTCCGGCGGTACGGGATCTAACGCCTATTGGGCTGCTCCCGGTTCAATGTCTATTAATACTGCATCCCAATTTACTTGGTCAAATACTCAAACATTCCAAAACACAATTACTTTCAGTACACAGATACTGGCTAACGCGATTAATGCGACTTCTTATACCGCTGGCGTTTTTGGTTCTGCAACTAGCGGATTTTTAGCTAATTCTACAGAAATTGCTGTTGGTAACTCGACAGTAAACGGTACAATAACATCTAATTCAACAGTAACATATTTTACCGGCACAGCTTATACAGCAAATAACGCAACGAATCTTGGTGGTACCGCTGCGGCTTCTTATCAGTTAAATAGCACTTTAGGCGCAAATATTGCTTCTTACCTACCGACTTATGCAGGTACAGTTAATGCTGCAGTTATAACTGATGGTAGTTACGGAACCGCATCAAATGGATTCGTAATCAACTCAACCGCAATGGCTTGGGGTAACTCATCAGCCAACGTATACATCGGATGGGATTCGACAGGACAAGATCTATTATCGATCGGCGGAAACATTAATAACTACGTAGAAGCGGCTATCTGGAATAGTAACGCCGGAACTTCTGCTTCTGCTGACTTCTCTATTAATGATAATCTTGGGCTTTACTCAAACAACTTCATTGATATTGGTATTAATGGTTCTAATTGGTCAAATTCTCAGTGGACAATCAACGGTCCATCTGACGCTTACATTTATACAGGTAATACAAATCTAGCGGTTGGTACGGGCGGTAACCAAGGTAATATAGTATTCTTCACGGCTGGAACTCTCGCTGGAAATGAAAGAATGCGTATTACAACTTCTGGTAATGTTGGTATTGGTAACACCAATCCAACTGATAAGTTATCGGTTAACGGCTCAACGACTCTTGGTGGAACTGTAGTTACAGGAAATACAACCGTAACCGGTTTTGTAAACGCAACTTCTTCAGTAAACGCCTCTTCTCTTACAGTTGGTACTGGGTTTATTGCCAACACTACTGGCGTGTATGCTGGTGTTGTAAATGGTTCAACAATTTCCGTTGGTACTGCCTTTACTGCTAACTCGACTCTCGTAAATGCGGCTGCAATAAACGTAGTAAATCAGGTTAACACTGCTACTCTGTTTGCAACTACTTCTGCGAACATAGCTTCTGCAGTTCTTGCAAACTCAAGCGGTCTTTATACCACTGGTACTGTTAACGCCGTGTCACACACAGTAGGAACTAACTTCGTAGCGAACTCTTCTGCCATAACTTTGACCGGCACTTATGCTATCAATGGTTCAACTACAGATCTTTCGGTAAGAAATGCTACCTTCTCTGGAAACGTTGTTGTATCAGGTAGCGTTGTAACGGTAAACAGCGCCACACTTCAGGTTAACGATAACGTTATAGAAGTTGGTTTTAATAATGGTTCCCTATCAACAGATGCAATAGACGCAGGTATTTACACTCCGTCGAATACTTCCGGAACTCTACAGTATTCTGGTATCGCTCGTATCGCTGCATCTTCTACCAATGGTAATCCATGGTATAAGATTTTTAACACTACTGCAAATCCAAATAGCGGTCTAACTATCACTAGTTCGACGACTGGTATACTTCAAGCTTATCTGTATCCATACGGAACTGGCGGTGCTTTTGTTGCTAACTCTACAGCTGTTAATATTACCGCAAATGGTACAGTTTCTTCGGCTATAGTTGCTAACAGCTTGACTTTGAGCACTGCATTGGCAGCTACGTACGGTGGTACTGGATTACTTGGTTCTTCTTATGCTGCTGGTGATTTGCTTTACGCAGCTATTTCATCTCCTTCAGCTTTAAGTAGATTATCAGTACCCGGTTCAGCGGCCAATGGTCAAGTGTTACAGATTACTAACAACTTACCAGCTTACGGAACTCTTGACGGCGGAATTTTCTAATATCATCATAACCACAAAGTGATTATACCTATGGAACAAGAATTAGTCAATACATATATTGAAAAAATGTCAAATAGATTGGGGGATTTTTTAAAATCAGAAATCCTCCTTCAGACTCAATTAGAATTAGCACAAAGAGTCGTTAAGTCTTTAACTGACGAAAACAATGAATTAAAAGCACAGTTAGAAAAACTAAATAAGAAAAAGAAACCGGAAGTAGATACTTCTTCGTTTTAATCCTCGGTATATACCGATTGAATAGGAGCGCCAAGATTGGCCAATAATATTTTTCAGGTAAAGCGCACCAGCACTTCTGGAAGAACGCCTAACACTACCAGTTCGTCTAATAGTCAATACATCAACGCCGGTGAATTTGCTCTGAATATGACCGATCAGATTCTTTATACATCTGACGGAACGAATCTTATTACAGTTGGCGCTAATACAGTTAATCATAACGTGACTGGCAATTTAACTGTAAAAGCGATTGTAGCAAATAATTCGCTAGGTACAGCTAACCAAGTATTAACATCAAACGGATCTACAGTTTATTGGTCAACAGTTTCTGGTGGCGGAGGTGGTAGCGCATTACCTGCTCGTCAAATCTATACAGCCAATGGTTCGGTAAACACATTCACTGTAACTGGTGGTTACTACGCCAATAATCTTGACGTATATCTCAATGGCGTTAAGCTTGTTAATGGTACAGATGTTAATACAGCAAGTGGTTCTACTTTTACAATCCTTGGATCTAATCCTCCCAATAATGCTGTTATCGAAGTTGTTGGTACATCAGCATTAACAACTACTGGCGTAAGTACAGTCGTAAATCAACAAATTACTGCTAATGGTTCGGCAAACTCTTTTGCTATCACTGGTGGTTATATTCCAAATGGTATTCAGGTTTATCTTAATGGCGTTAAACAAATACCTGGAACAAACGTGTTTATAACTTCTGGAGCTAACGTTGGATTCGCTGTTACACCTTCTAACAACTATATTATCGATGTTTATGGTTATCAAACGGCTGTTTCTTATGTTTCTAATACTGTCGTTGTCGGCAATACAACTATTGGTTTAAATAGTATTACCACAAATGCAATTAGCGCCAATGGTTCCGTTGGTTCTAATGGACAGGTATTAACATCTAATGGTTCTGCAGTTTATTGGGGCGCTGGTAATGGACCTGCATTTAGTTGTTATCCAAATGCACAACAAACCATATCAAATTCAACATTTACACTTGTCGCAAACCAAGTAAAAGAATACGACACAAACACTTGTTATAATAATACAGGTTCAACAGTAACACTTAATGGCTTATCTGTTCCAGCCTATGCTTTTTGCCCTAATGTCGCTGGATATTATATGTTTACTGGCGCAATTCAATATGGAGCTAGTATTACAGATATTCTTGTGCAGCTTTCGAAAAATGGCGGAGCATATCAAAAAAGAGGTTCATTGATTACTGGAACATCGGCTGGCACAAGCGTAGCTGCTATGTTTTATTTAAATGGAACTGGTGATTATGTTCAACTTTATACATATCAAGGAAGTGGATCTTCTCAAAATACTGATGGGATATCTGGCGATTGGCCAATCGTGCAGTATTTTCAAGGTTGCATGATGAGAGGTGCTTAATATGTCTCTTTATGAAAAAATAATCAAACTTTATCCAACATTAACAATGGCAGATTTTGCTTTTGGTACGGGAACCATTGTTTTACAAAACGATGGTGAGGGTGATTATATAAAATCTTGGAATCATCCTACTCTTGCTCAACCCACGGAACAACAACTTGCATCAGTACAATAAAGGCATAACAAATGACAATAACTAATGATCTTGCTGTTCTTGCTGGTGGTGCTGGTAGTGGTGTAACATACCGTAATCGTCTCATCGATGGCGGATTTCAAGTTTGGCAACGCGGTACTTCTTTTGCAATGGCAAATGTTGCCAGTGCAGACATTTATACAGCCGATCGTTGGATAGGCGAAGCGAGCGGAGGCGGCGGTAACCAAACTGGCAGCACTGTAACATTTGCGTAGCATCATAAATAATAATAAAAGGTAGAAAATGACACAGGCATATCAATTAGGCGATCTTGGACAACTACTGACAGTTGATGCTGTCGGTAACAATATCACATTGGCTGCCAATAGTGTTGTTGTTGGTAATGCTTCTGTTAATGCTACTATTAACTCGACTGCTTTTACAGGTACAGCTAACAATACATCTTTCGTAGGAACTGTATCTGCAGCTAACGTAGTTTCGAATGCGCAGTTGACTGCCAACTTAGCAAACTACCAAACCACAGCAGGATTATCTGCTAACGTTGCGACATTATCTTCAAATAATGCATCATATCTTGGTGGAGTAGCAGCCGCATCATATGTTAATACTTCTGGTGCTTACACAAGAACTGGTGTCACAACATTCAGCGCAAATCTTATAATTTCAACAACTGCTGGTATTTCTGCTAACGGATCTTTTGGCACAGCCAACCAAGTTCTTACTTCTAATGGTAGCACTGTTTATTGGTCGACAGTTTCTGGTGGTGGCGGTGGTTCAGTAAACGTTGCTGCTCAGTACACATGGACAAACACACAAACATTTACGAATACAATTACATTTAGTAGCACTATTAACGGTACGGCTAATAATACTTCTTATGTTGGCTCTGTCACCGCTGCTAATGTTGTTTCCAACGCACAATTACAATCTAATTTAAGCAATTATCAAACTACCGCTGGGTTATCAGCCAACGTAGCAACATTAGCTGCAAATTCATCTACTTATGCAAATCAGTCAATAACAAATACATTTACTGTTGGTACTGCTGCATATCACGTATCTAATGGTAATATGGGTATTGGTACATCAACGCCAGCGTATAAATTAGACGTTAACGGGTCAGGTAGAATCCAAGGATTGTTTTTTAGCGCGAGTGGCGATCAATATCTATATGATTCTGGTGGCGGTTCAGCAACTATACGTGCTGGTACAGGTGGAACAGATGTTTATTATGCATTTTATGCAAATGGACAATTTGCTGCTTTGGGCGGCGGTGGTTATTTTAATGGCAACTTAAATGTATCAGGTAATATATCTATAGCTGGAAACCAAGCAGTTAATGGACCTTCTTTTTCTGCTTATCAATCTTCATCACAATCTATTTCAAGTGGCGTATCAACAAAAGTTCAACTACAATCAAAAGAATGGGATACCAATTCTTGTTTTGATGCAACTACGAATTATAGATTTACCCCAACCGTTGCTGGTTATTATCAAATTAGTGCGGGTATTAATTTCACGACGTTAGCAACTTCAATCACTTTTGCTTCTATATTTAAAAATGGTGTGGAATATAAAAGACTTACTCAAACATATTCATCTGTTTATGGTATAGAAGGTTCAGCGATTGTCTATCTAAATGGTACTACAGATTATGTTGAGCTTTATTGTTTTCAATATAATGGTTCATCAATCAGTTTGTCTACCGGTGTCAATTTAACATATTTCCAAGGCGCGATGGTCAGGGGGGCATAAAATGACTTTGTATGATAAGATAATGAAAATTTATCCACAACTAACTTCCGGAGATTTTTATCCGAATACGGGAACAATATCTTTGCGAAATGATGCAGATGAAAGAGGCGATTATATCGAAAAATGGGAGAATCAAACGTATCCTAAACCAACCGACGAACAACTTGCCGCTATAACAGAATAATATATAAATAAGAATAAACGTCATAAGAGGAAAGGGAATCTATGACAGATACAGTATTCGTAGCTAAAAATGGTATTGTGGCAAATACATCGTTTGCCGCTAATTCCACAGGAATTTATTTTAATAACATAAATTCTACATCTAACGGTATTTTTGCTAACGGATCTGTAATTTCTGTTGGTAATTCTTCCGTTAATGTTTCTGTTAATTCTACAAATTTTACGGGAACTTCTAACAACTCATCTTATCTAGGCGGAACCATAGCTTCCAGTTATCAAACTACCGCCGGATTATCTTCAAACGTTGCAACATTATCTGCCAATAACTCTACGTATCTTAATGGCCAACCATCGTCTTATTATCAAACAAATGGTGGTTTGGCTGCTAATGTTGCTACTCTAACGTCTAACAACACTTCTTACGTTGGTTCTGTATCTGCTGCGAACGTAGTTTCTAATAATCAACTACAATCAAATCTTTCTAATTATCAAACAAACGCTGGATTAGCAGCAAACGTTGCAACACTAACTGCAAATAACTCTACATATTTCAACGGTCAATCCGTTTCATATTATCAAACGACCGCTGGATTAGCAGCAAACGTATTGTCATTAACTTCTAACAACACTTCTTACGTTGGTTCTGTATCTGCTGCGAACGTAGTTTCTAATAATCAACTACAATCAAATCTTTCTAATTATCAAACTTTGGCTGGACTTTCTTCAAACGTCGCTATTCTTTCTTCAAATAATTCTACATATTTCAATGGTCAACCAGCTTCGTATTATCAAACAAACGGCGGTTTGGTTTCTAATGTTGCTTTATTAACTGCAAATAACTCTAATTATCTAGGCGGTATCAGTTATTCTTCTTATGTAAACACAAGTCAATTAAGCGCAAATTTGAATAATTATCAAACGACCGCTGGATTGGCTTCAAATGTAGCTACGTTAACATCTAATAACACTTCTTATGTTGGCTCTGTATCCTCCGCTAATGTTGTATCTAATACTCAATTACAAGCAAATTTAAACAACTACGCTGCTTTATCTGGCGCCACATTCACTGGCGACGTATATATTTACCGTTCGGTCGCGCCGACGACTGGTGTTTTATTTTTAAATAATAGTGGAACTAGATATATTTATTATGATGGAAGTAATTACCAATTAAATGGAACCAATTTATATGTCAATGGTAGTTTAGCTCTTACTACTTCAAATTATAATAGTTATGCTCCTACGTTAACTGGTACAGGCGCTTCAGGTACTTGGTCGATTAATATATCTGGTGGATCAAATTCTTCTGTATACGCAAATCAATCCGTTACTAATACGTTTACTATCGGCACTGCCGCTTATCACGTATCTAATGGTAATATGGGTATCGGCACGAGTTCTCCGGCCTATTTGTTAGATGTTAGTGGAAGTGCTCGTTTTACCGGTTCTGTGATATTAAACACAACCTCTGGAATATATGCTAATGGTGGTTACGGCGTCGCGGGACAAACTTTAACTTCTAATGGTTCTTCAGTATATTGGTCGAATGGCATAAGTAGCACGAGCAATATACAAGTAAATTCTCTTGGTGTCGGAACAGCCGCTTCAGGAACTACTGGTGAAATCAGAGCGACTAATCAGATAACAGCTTATTATTCTGATAAGAGATTGAAGACTGACATTGTTCCTATAAGCAATCCCATCGATAAGATAATGAGTATATCCGGTGTAACTTACAGAAGCAACGAAATCGCAGCTAGTTACGGTTATACGGATGACAGCGAACAGGTTGGAGTTATCGCCCAAGAAATTGAAGCCGTGTTGCCACAAATCATTAGACCGGCGCCATTCGACACCGACTATGTTGATGGAAAACTTGTTTCTAGATCTGGTGAAAACTATAAGACGGTTCAGTATGAAAAAATCATACCTTTATTAATTGAAGCGATCAAAGATCAACAGAGACAAATTGAAGAATTGAAAAATAGAGGTTAGTAATGTCAACAATTTTGAATAGTTCTGGAATAGTTTTCCCTGATAGTACGACACAAACCACTGGTTCTTCACAACTTACTAGAATAAGCAGTAACATACCAGTTTTTAATATGCAATATAGTGGAAGCGATTACGCTATTAGTAACGCGACTCAGACAAAAATGATTTTGAATAAAAACAATTTTGATAGTCATGGTGGTGTGGACACAACAAATTATCAATACACTATTCCTATAAATGGATATTATAGAATCAATTACGGCGCTTCATTACATGGTTATTACTATATCGTATCTTCTATATACGGCATGACATATTATGATATGAATTTAAGAGTTAACGGAACTAATGTAGAAGATGATGGTGTATATTACATGAATTCAGGAAATTATGGTATGGGATTTATAGGTCAATCTGCTTCTATATTATTATATTTGAATTCTGGTCAAATTTTGACTCTTTACGCGCAAGGAAATGTGTTTACTTTGGGTTCGGGCATCGCGGTTCAAAGTTCTTTTTTATCTGGTCATTTAGTTAATTAAGGTTAATATATGTCAACTATTTTAACAAACACAGGAGTAACATTTCCAGACGGATCAACACAAGCTTCTTCCGGATACACTCCACATGTTGTTTGTAGAGCATATATTACAACGAATCCAACTATTACAACTTATCCTGGTAGTTGGGTGTTAGTTCCAATTAATGCTGGGTCTTATGATAATTCAAGTTCTTTCGACGCAACAAATCATGTGTTTACAGTTCCTCAATCTGGTTACTACTGTGTTTCTTATTTGGTTGGTGTTAACGCAGTAACAAGTGGTGTTTATATTTTTGGTTCAGCGATAGGAGTCAATGGAACACCTGTTTTTTCAGAAAATTATTTTCAACCTTATTCTTTTGCCCCACAATCTTATCGCACAAGAGGAACTTCGATTCTTCATTTTAATTCCGGTGATAAGATAGGTGTATATGTAATGGGTTACGGAAATGTTTCGTATTCTGGTTGTTGTTGTTGTGTAACAAATTATAATTTTCAAATAGCCGCCGCAATTTTAGATATTCACCAAGTACGTTTTTAGGATTTAATTATGTCAACGTCAATTAACAATTCAGGTATAACGTTTCCAGATAGTACTACTCAAACCAGTGCGGCTATATTGAATAGTAATATACCTGTATTATCTGTATATTACACGTCATCAACGTCGATTTCTTCTGGAACTTATACGACTATTCCTTTCAATACGGTTTTTGAAGATACTCATTCAGGTTGGAATTCCGGTGGAAATTATTATACAATTCCTATAACCGGATATTATCAAATAAACGCAGCAACTGGGGTTTATTATAGTTATTTGATGGCCGCTCTCACTAGATTAATGACAAGTAGCGGACAATCTTATCAAGGCGGTCAGATGAATGGATATACATATGGCGGTGGTAATATTCCTGCAGGATATAATTTTAGAGGAAATGTAGACACCGTTTTTTATCTGACCTCAGGAACCACTGTATATGTTCAGGCGTTGGGTGTATCTTATAATAGCGCGGCGGTAACTAATTACGGTAATAGTTTACAACTTTATTATATCAGATCATAAGAGGAAATTATGGCAGACTTACATCTTGGACTTATTATTTTATATCCCGAATTACAGTCAAATATCACACCGTTTATTGACGGGAAAACTATCGTTCTACAAGATGATAGCGACGGTAAGGGACCGTATATAAAAACTTGGAATTATACACAACCAGAACCCACTCTTGAAGAGGTTATCGCCGCTTCAACATCGAACGCTGCTTTGGCTTATGTTGCCAATGTAACAGCTCAATTCGCAAACGTATCTTCTAATAATACTATATTAAATCCTATTAATCAACCGGTTATAAATATTGCTAATACACCACAACCTATATCTACGGGTACGCAGACTATATGACGATAACTACGATAGCTCCGGCACATTCTTTTGTTTATGATGGAGCAAGATTAAATATCTATCACGCTGATAAGGGTCAAGGATTACCAAAGCATACTCATGCTTACGCACATGCAACGTTTTGTACTTCGGGTTCTTGTATATTGAGAAAAGAAAATAAAGAAGTTATGTTTAATAAAGACACACAGCCCGCGAATCTAGTTGAAAACGAATGGCATGAGATAGAAGCGTTGGAAGATAATACAGTATTCATCAACGTATTTTCAGAAGGTAAATTCTAATGGCATTACCAACGAATAGACAACAATTTAAAGATTACTGCCTAAGAAAATTAGGCGCTCCGGTAATCGAAATCAACGTTGATAATGACCAAGTAGAAGATCGTATTGATGAAGCTCTTCGTTATTTTTGGGATTATCATTTCGACGGCGCGGATAAAATTTATTTCAAATATCAAGTACAGCCACAAGATATAACAAATCGTTACGTAACAATGCCAGAAAATATCATTGGTGTTGTTAACCTATTTGAAATTGGTCAGGCTCTTAATACAAATAACTTATTCAATATTCGTTATCAGATAGCCTTGAATGATTTGTATACTCTTACTTCAGTTTCAATGGTTCCTTATTATATGGCCATGCAGCATGTTCAATTTTTAGAACAAATGCTGGTTGGCAAACAACCATTAAGATATAATCGTCATATGAACCGTTGTTATATCGATATGGATTGGAGTATTATCAATCCAGGTGATTATTTAATTATTGAAGCGTATCAAATTATCGACCCCGATCAATTTCCACGTTGTTGGGGCGATCGTTGGTTGGCTCGTTATGCAGAATGTCTTATTAAAGAACAATGGGGTCAAAATCTAAAGAAGTTTGAAGGTATGCAAATGCCTGGTGGTTTGAAATTTAATGGTCAAAAAATTTATGATGAAGCTGTTACTGAAAAGGCTGCTTTAGAAAAGGAGATGATTTACACTTACAGTTTACCGGTGACAGATTTTATCGGCTGATTTATTTACTTTACTAAATACTTTTATAGCAACAACGCTGAAGGAGTGTTTAAAATGGAAAAGTACGGTTTTGTTTATATTTGGTATGATTGTAAACATAAAAGATATTATATAGGTTGTCATTGGGGTCTTGAAAATGATGGTTACATTTGTTCTTCTTCGAATATGACTTCCGCATATAAAAGAAGACGACAAGATTTCAAGAGAAAAATAATATCTAAAGTTTATACAAATAAAAAAGATTTACTTGAAGAAGAATATCGTTGGTTGTCTATGATTAAAAAAGAAGAATTGGGCAAACGATATTATAATCTCCACAATCATCATTTTAGTCATTGGTCGAATGATGAAGAAAAAACTAAAATTTTATCCGAAATAATCTCACAAAAAACTAAAGAAGCAATGTATCGTCCTGATGTCCGAGAAAAATATCTTGCTGGGTTGACAAAAAGAGATAATGGTTCATCAAGGCCGGAAGTTAGAGCTAAAATGAGCGCCTCTAATAAAGGAAAAAATACTGGTAAAGACAACTCTAAAGCAAGAGCTCTTGCAGCATCTGCTAATAGAGGCAAAAAACTTTCTGAAGAACGTAAAAATCATATTAGAGAAACATCAAAGTTCAAAGAACTAAATAATATGAAAATTAAATGTATTTATTGCGATTTTATTGGTAATAAAGGAAACGTTGCAAGATATCATAATGAAAAATGTAAACAAAAAATCGCTTGCGCTTAAATATACAAAAAAGGTTACATATGATTTCTTTCAAACAATTTTCGGAAGCTTGGTTGACCGATAAACCTGACGTTAGATCGCCGGAAGTTTCTGGTTCTAATACGGTAAACGATCCCACAACATTCAGAAAAAATTCTGAAAAGATAGGAGAAGTTGGGGGAATGCATGTATATGCTTCTCATAATACAGGCGGTGGAATGACTCATTACACTTGGAACCCAGAGGATAAAAAAATACATCATGTTTTAACAAATTCAGAAACTTCTAAAGATAAAAATGGTTCTCTAAGATTAAAGTTTTTAACGGCGCATGCCAGAAAAAATTCTCCGGTAAAAATGAATGACGTTTATCATCATCTAATACATAAACATAATAGAGTTTTGGTAGGAACAAGTCATTCCGTAGGTGCGCAAAAAGTTTGGCATAGAATGATGAATCATCCTGATATTGACGTTCATGGCGAACAACCAGACGGTTCTCGTGTTGAATTAAAACAAGGCGATAAAACGCACGCTCATACCACAACAAAAGATCCTGAAGAAAGAAAAATAGGAAAAATGACGTTGGTGGATAGAAAAAGAGAATCAGGAGGCTAAAATCGCTACATCGTTTTTCTTTAATAACTTCCAATCATCACAAGAACAATTACTTATTGAGAATTTGATTATTGAATCAATTCGAATATACGGGGAAGATAT